CGATGAATTAATTGTCCCGTATACGGCTACCTCATTAGACGATGCGGAGGCAGTAATTCACACATTAAAAATTTCTGAAAACGAATTAAGAAAACAACAAGTCAGCGGTTTCTATAGAGATGTAGAATTGGGTTCACCAGGAACAGATACAAATAACGAACTTGCAAAAAAAGAACGTGAGTTAGATGGTACAAAGAAAACGGGTAAGAACGAACCTGTATACACTTTGTTAGAGTGTCATGTTAATGTAGACTTAGAAGGTTTTGAAGAGGTTGATGCTCAAGGTGAGCCAACTGGAATAAAATTGCCCTACATAGTAACTGTAGAAGAAGGCAGCCGAGTAGTACTCTCCATACGGAGAAACTATGCGCCCGATGATCTAAAGAAAAATAAGATCCAATATTTTGTCCACTTTAAATTTCTGCCAGGACTTGGATTTTATGGCTTTGGACTCATTCATATGATTGGCGGATTGAGTCGTACGGCAACGGCGGCTCTCCGTCAATTATTAGACGCAGGAACGTTATCAAATTTACCAGCAGGTTTTAAACAAAGAGGTGTAAGAGTAAGAGATGAAGCATCACCAATACAACCAGGTGAGTTTAAAGATGTTGATGCACCGGGTGGTAATTTAAGAGATGCATTCTTTCCATTACCATACAAAGAACCATCTCAGACATTATTAAATTTATTAGGTATTGTTGTACAAGCTGGTCAGAGATTCGCGAGTATTGCTGATATGCAAGTGGGCGACGGTAATCAAGCTGCTGCAGTTGGGACAACTGTTGCACTTCTTGAACGTGGTTCAAGAGTCATGAGTGCTATTCATAAAAGATGTTACGCAGCAATGAAGAATGAATTTAGATTATTATCTAAAATAGTTGCACAATATTTACCACCAGAATATCCATACGATGTTGTAGGTGGTGCTAGAAATATTAAACAAACTGATTTTGATAATAGAGTCGACATTGTACCAGTGGCGGACCCTAATATATTTTCTATGTCTCAAAGAATTACTTTGGCTCAAACACAGTTACAGATTGCAACAGCAAATCCACAACTACATAATATGTATCAAGTATACCGAAACATGTATAATGCAATAGGTGTAAAAGATGTTGATGCAGTTTTACCACCACCGGCGCCAACTGCACCGATGGACCCAAGTTTAGAACACATTAATGCTTTAGGTGGAAAACCTTTTCAAGCTTTCCCTGGTCAAGATCACAGAGCACACATCACAGCTCACTTGAATTTTATGTCAACTAACATTGTTAGAAATAATCCTGCGGTTATGGGAGCGATACAAAAAAATATTTTAGAACATATTAGTCTAATGGCACAAGAACAGGTACAATTAGAGTTCAGAGAGCAAATGCAACAAATGATGATGATGCAACAACAGGCAGCAACTAATCCACAGCTACAAGCACAGCTACAATCAATGACAAATCAGATAGAATCAAGAAAAGCTATCTTAATTGCAGAGATGACAGAAGAATATATGAAGGAAGAGAAAGAAATTACGTCACAATTTGACAATGATCCTCTTTTAAAACTAAAATCACGTGAAGTTGATCTTCGTGCGATGGAAAATGAGAGAAAAAAAGATGCTGATAAGGCAGATGAAGATCTTGCAAGAGCAAAATTAATGCAAGCACAAGATATATCCGATGATAAAATGGATCAAAACGAAGATTTAGCAAAATTACGAGCTGGAGTCAGTCTTGCAAAGTCAGGAATTGATCAAGCAGCTGTTGTAATGGACGATAATTAATGTTAAGGAGATAATATTATGATGAACTATAAAAAAACAAAACAGATGGCAGTTCCAAGTCAAAATGTAGAGATAGATCCAAGATCTAAAACTACTGCAGACCAGGCTTTTAACGAAATTCCTACTGGAGACAAGGAAAAAGTTAAAGGAACTAAAAGAATGCTAGCTGAAAAGAAAAAAATCGCTACTTGGTACTAATATGTGGTTTCAGGCAATTAAATTAGCCGTTTCTGCAGGTAGTAAGATTTATGCTAACAAGCAGAAGACTAAAATGGCAATGTCAGACGCACAATTAATGCATGCGTCTCGTATGGCTGAAGGAAAAGAAGCTTACCAGGGAAAACTACTAGAAGCACGTCAATCAGATTGGAAGGACGAGGCAGTTTTGATAATTTTAAGTTTGCCCATAGCAATTCTGGCCTGGGCAGTCGTATCAGACGATCCGGGAGCAATGGACAAGGTAAAATTGTTCTTTGAGATGTTTTCAGAGCTTCCGAAATGGTTCACTAATTTATGGATCCTTGTAGTTGCGAGCATTTATGGTATAAAGGGTACACAGATTTTTAAAAACGGAGGAAAAAAATAATGGCATCAAAATTCATCAAAGCTTTAATGTCCGGAGTAGGACAAGCAATTAACAAGACTAAAACAAACGTACCTAAAACACAAATACAAAAAAAAATAAGAGATTTAAAAATTTCTACGCAGAAAAATAAAGGTTCATTAGCAAAATTAAATCAAAGTATTTTTGAGTTTGGAAGAAAAGAAAAGTTTACTTTTCCAACTAAAAAAGGAAAATCAGAATCGAATACAGAAAAATATAAAAGAATAACAAACGAAAATAATAAAGTAATTAAAGGTATGCTTAATAAAGCTACTGAAAATAAAAAAGATGGCGGAAGAATGGGTTTAAAAGGTGGTTCTGATAATGGTTCTAGTTTAAATAAATCTATTAATTCTTTAAAAAGAATTATGGAAAATAGAAAAGGTTTTAAGAAAAATAAATTCGTTAGTAGAGATAGATCAGCTATGGAAAAACAAAGAGTGTTAGACAAAATGAAATTTGACGCTCAAGCAATGGGTGGAAATGTTAGAACTGCTGGAGAAATGTCTCCACTAAAAGGTGAAAGCACTAAATCTTTTAAAGAAAGAACTGATGCTAAAGTTGGTGGAAGAATGGGTAGAAGACTTGGTGGTGGAATGGACACGACTACAAGAAAAACAAACGTTCAAAAAATAAAAGAAACGTTTGGTCCAAAGAAAAATTTATCAACTAAACAAATGAAAATAGCAAAACTAGCCGGCAATCCAAATAAGATTGATGGTGCTGATTTTAAAAAATTAAGGAATAAATAATGGCCGGAGTATTAAAAGGAATTATTGAAGGGGGTAAAGCAGTAGGTAAAAAAATTTTTGGTAAGAAAAAACCTACAAAGACCGAAACTAAAACAGATTTATCTAGTTACCCAACATCAAAAAACATTGATGATTTAATTGCAAAAGAAGGAGATCCTTTTGTTAGAGGTAAACTTCTTTCTATTAAAGATAAAAAGAAAAAAGGAACCGTAATAGGTAAAGATGGAAATGTTATTGGTACACCCACTAAAGAGAGAACAGCAAAAACTCTTATGGAAAGACATCCAGGATCATATCAATTAAAAAAAGACGGTGGACGAATGGGTTACAAAGATGGTTCTAAAGGTTGTGGAAAAGCAAATAAAGGCAAAGGCAGAGCCTACGGACAAAATTCGTAATGGCAAAGCTTTGTGCAAAAGGCAAAGCAGCCGCTAAAAGAAAATTCAAAGTATATCCTTCAGCATACGCTAACATGTACGGTTCAGCCGTATGTTCAGGCAAAGTTACACCAGGTGGAAAAAAAGGTAGCAGAAAAAAAGCTATGGGTGGTGGAATGATGGATATGACTAGAATGAGGTATCTAAAAGGAGGACAAGTATAATGGGTATTATTACAAAAAGTCCTAAAATTACAGAAAAAATAATGAAGATTATAAAAGGAGCTAAAGGTAGTCCTTTTAAAAATGTTGATGATCTAGGTTTCATGCCAAATTACAGAAACCCAAAAGATCTCCCTGGAACAGAAGTAAAAAAACTTAAAATGATAGGTGAGAAAATTAAAAAAAATAAAAAAGATACTAAAGTATTTGATCAATCTAATAAAGTTAGAGGTGGTTTAAAATTTGGTGGATCAACATGTAAGTTAGCCACAAAAGGCAAAGGAAGAGCTTACGGAAAGAATTCGTAATGCGTACACACTTTTCACAGGGTGGTTTAAGAAAATGGGTAGCGGACAAATGGGTAGACATTGGAGCACCGAAGAAAGACGGAAAATA